TGACCTTTGAAGGTCGGAAAAGGCCAGTTTTTAAGCAATGAACAACGCTGGATGGTACCATGGTATTCCCCGACCCAAGATAACGCCTCTACTGGCCGTTTTAGGGCCTTCCTGACCCCTTCCTGATCTAGATTGTCTTCAGCCATTTGCGTGCCTCTTCAATTGCGTCTTCTTCCCAGCCTTCAAAGTATCGGGTCTGGATCGTTTCCCCGGTCTCATAGTCTATCAGTTCAAGATCATATGATCCTGGATCGTGGCACAGCCAAATATGGACGACCTTGTCGCCGGTGCCTACAGAATAGACGAATTCCATTATATGTACCTTTTGGGGTGGGTGTCCCTGATCGCTGCGCGAATGATGAGACTGTGTATCGGACGCATGCCCTTAGACGGCGTGGTTAAACAACCATGCAAGTATTCAAGGCCACGGCGTGATCGTGCCATATCGCGACACAGATTGTAATATTCTCTTTTTGTCATGTTAGCCTTTCATTTTCACAATACGAAACAGCCCCATCGGTTCACCATTGGCATCAGGGTGATCGTTCCATAATGCCCACAGTTTGCATTGTGTCCGATCGCTGTTCCGATAGGCCACAATCCCTGATGATTTAAACACTACTGCATACATGGTTTATCCTTTAATCTCCATAGGAATATCCCGTTATATCGTCCACCGACTCAATGTCCCAACTTGCATTTTTGTTAGTCTCGCCAGAAGTGACTTCTTCCAATGCTTTGTTTTTTGCATCCTCGGCCGATTCCGCCTCAATAGTCACGATCACATATGAAGTTCTGCACATTTCCACTTCGTAGACTCTCATTCTTAGAACCCTCCAGCAAGCAAGACACCCAACCCAGCGAAGACGATCACCAGGACGATAGCGTCAACGATAGTTGACCCGAATACAGTGGTTTTCATTTTGACCCTTTCAAGTGTGAAACAGCATCGGCACGGGTTTCAAACCGGCCACTGATAGGCGTTTGATGGTATCCACGAACAATGTACCATCCACCAAGCAAACGATTGTACACGACTTTTACCATGATTAACCTTTCACAATCTTGATCACTTTTGCCATTTTAACACCGTGCGCAGGGTACGCAATAACGCCCACTGTCTTATCGTAGCATGCGCGACACCCGGAGCATTTCCCTGCGTTTTCGTATGCACGGCAGAGTGTAACACCATCGGGCAGAGTGTTTGCATCGGGAACGATAACGGAACCATGCAAGCCCGGAATAAATTCACCCGTTACACTGTCCGAAGAGAATCGAACCATGACATTGGGCAATGCTTGCATTTCAGACAAAACCATTTGAAATTTAGGGAATTTGTGCATCCGTGTGGGCAACCAATGTTTGACCCACGGCGTACGCTTCATCACTTCGAGAATCTTTTCGGCAAGCCCCAGCGTGTACATATCACCCGAATCGAACCATCGGAAATAACGGTCTGAGTCTAGGGCCTTGACCATATCGTCAACCCACTCTAGGCGCTGCCAATCTTCCCGATTCTCAATCCGTGGTGCTTTTACATTCGGGTACCGATAGTTGCCCGTGGTAGCGTAGCATCCCTTGCATGCGTCAACTAAGACACCCGGAGAAGCAACGGAACCCGGGCAGGTATCAAGGGCTTGCAACGACCAAGAACGGATTCCGTCTAGCTTGGATGTGACACTGATACGGATTGACATGATGTCCTCGTTTGATTGATGTTGGGTGGATTGTGTCTGTGTTGTCTTACGGCTTGCTTACGATTTCTTGGATGTTGTGGTCAGCATGAATGCTTCGCGTGCGCTGCCGCTGCGTGCGAATGCCTGACGCATTGCCAGCCAGTCTGTGCCCTTCGTGGTGTTGTGAATGTCATCACAGACAAGCATGGCGTCAGTGTCGTCCATTTGTGCGGCCATGCGTGCGGTATAGGCGATCCCATTGCCACGGATCGACTCACGGACTCGGTTATAGATGGTGCGGTTCATGGTTTGGTTCCCTTCGTTGACGAACACACAAAATCGTGCGCCCTTACCCTATATGCATAATAGAATCGTGCCAACTCTTGTAAGTGCTTGATTCTATTGGCACAGGTATTTCCCTAATAGGGTTTACCCTGATAAAAATGCACTGGATTGGTGCGCTGATGGTGGCGCTAGATGACGCTATAGGCACCTGCATCGCCTCCCACGCACTACGAATGCGAATCATTCTCATTTGCATCTGAGTCCAGCGAAGACCATGCAAGAACCGTGCCAGCCTATGAAGACACCGGGGGAGGGGTCGGGCTTGTGAGTTTATTTTGGTGGAGCCTCTGAAGCACACAAAAGAGTAAAAATAGACTATAAAAATTAGGGACAGAGTCGTCATAAAAGACAGGGTAAGTCTTTGTCAGTGTTAGAAAAATGGGGACAGAGTCAAAACAGACGATGACGGAACACGGACACCCTGGAAGGGAGGCTTTAGAGGGAACAAACGAAAGAATTTTAACAAAAAGACAAGAAAAGACTTGACAAACAGACAAAGTTGTGTTATAATAGTACTATGATGTAAGCAAAGAAGGACTCTATAGACATAGAAGCCATAGAAGTCATAGATGTTAAATATTATAAGTATAATATTATAAGTACTTATAATATTAACTATTAATAATTATTATTATAAGTATACTTTATAAGTACTTATATGTAGGATTGTCTCCCTTAAAGGATAAAGACACATGACAAAGCCGAATGGTAATAAGATTGGAAGACCGTCTAAAGCTGACCTTGTCGAAACAAAGTCACGAACTTTAGGTAAGCGTGGTCGTCCCCCAGGTGATGCAGCCATTATCAATGACTATAAGCTTAGGATGTTGAACAGTCCTAAGAGTGCTAAGGTCTTAGAGAAAATATACGAAGCTGCCCTTAACGATGAACATGCACACCAAGCTGCTGCTTGGAAGCTGATTGTCGATAGAATTGTTCCTGTGTCTGCTTTTGATCAAAGCAAGCAAGCTGGTCAAATGCCGTCTATTAGCATCAACATCTCTGGTCTTAATGACCCCAAGGTGTCTGCATCCGATGAGGTGATTGATGTATGACAGCCTTAAACTTTCAACTACTGAACTGGCAAAAGACTGTCTTTACCGACAGTACTCGCTTCAAGATCGTAGCTGCTGGCCGTCGATGTGGTAAGTCCCGACTGTCTGCGGTTACGCTGCTCATAGAGGCTTTAAACTGCCCTGAAGGCTCTAGCGTGATGTATGTGGCCCCTACGATGGGACAAGCCCGATCAATTATCTGGGAACTGTTACATGACCTCGGTAGGCCTGTCATCAAGTCCAGCCATGTGAACAATCTTGAGATTACGCTTCTCAATGGTCGTAAGATTCTTGTTCGTGGTGCTGACAATCCTGACAGTCTCCGTGGTGTGTCTTTGACTTATCTGGTGCTTGACGAGTGCGCCTTTATTAAGCAGGATGTGTGGGAGAAGATCCTTCGTGCTGCTTTGTCGGATCGCAAGGGTCGAGCATTATTTATTTCCACTCCGTCTGGTCGTAACTGGTTCTACGATGTCTTCAACCTCGGACAGTCCGGTGAGGACGAAGAGTGGAAGTCTTGGCACTTTACCACCCAAGACAACGAAACGATTGACCCAAAGGAAATTGAAGCAGCTAAGCGAACACTAAGCTCCTTTGCTTTCAAGCAGGAGTACTTGTCTTCGTTTGACACCGCTGGTGCTGATGTCTTCAAGGAACAATGGTTCAAGATAGGAAAAGAACCTCAGTATGGTTCTTATGTGGTGGCTATTGACTTGGCAGGCTTTGAGGATGTAGCAAAGAACGCAAGTGCTGCCAAGAAAAAGCTGGATGAATCTGCAATTGCTATCGTAAAGGTGACAGATGACGGTGATTGGTTCGTACACAAAGTTGTTCATGGTCGGTGGGATATACGAGAGACTGCCGTAAATATCCTGAAGACTATCAGAGACTACGAGCCTATTGCTGTCGGTATTGAGCGTGGTGCGCTTAAGAATGCTGTCTTGCCTTATCTCAATGACTTGATGAGAAAGAACAACATCTATGCGCACATTCAAGACCTTACTCACGGCAACAAAAAGAAAGCTGATCGTGTTATTTGGGCGCTGCAAGGCCGCATGGAACACGGTCGTGTCACATTTAATGAAGACGAAGATTGGGACGAACTGAAGGATCAGTTGATGATGTTCCCCACCAACGGCGTACACGACGATCTGGTGGATGCTTTGTCTTACATTGACCAATTAGCTGTCGTGTCCTATCAGCAGGACTACGACGAAGACGAATACGAAATTTTAGATAAAATAGCGGGCTACTGATGAAACCTGGATTATATGCTGCAATAAACGCAAAGCGTAAACGCATTGAAGCCGGTAGCGGCGAGAAGATGCGTAAGGTTGGAGCCAAGGGTGCTCCCACGGCTAAAGACTTCAAGGATGCGGCTAAGACCGCTAAGAAAGGTAAGAAAAATGGCTACTAAGAAGATGATCCCCATGAAAGAGTTTAAGCCCTGTCCTGGTTGTCCTACTCCGGCCAAGTGCAAGAAAGCCGGAAAGTGTTTAGCTAAGGCTAAGTAATGGCTACCAAAGACTCCCGGCTTACCCGTGCAGGCGTGAGTGGCTACAACAAGCCTAAGCGCACACCAGACCATCCTACCAAGAGTCACATCGTTGTGGCTAAGGAAGGAGACAAGGTTAAAACAATTCGTTTTGGGCAGCAGGGAGTTACTGGTTCTCCTGAAGGCTCTAAACGCAACGAGGCTTTCAAAGCTCGACACGCTGCTAACATTGCCAAAGGCAAGATGTCTGCGGCTTGGTGGGCCGACCAAGTGAAGTGGTAGTATGTATAAACGATATACAAAAAACTGCAGCGGTTGTGGCTCTGAACAGTCTTATGGACGGCTAGATCATTACAGGTCTGCCGTTCGCGGCGATTGGAAATGTAAATCTTGTTCAAATTCTTCAAATAATTTTAAAGGCCGTCTTGGGCCAATGCCTTACACTTGGTTTGAAACAAAACGTAAGGGCGGCTTACACCGTGGATTAGATTGGGAATTAGAACCACAAGACATTCTTGATCTTTACCAGAAACAAGAAGGTAAATGCGCTTTGACAGGCTGGGATATTGGATGGTCTGAAAAGGGACTAACAGCCACTGTTTCAATTGACCGTATTGATTCTAGCGAAGGCTATTTAAAAAGCAATGTACAGCTTTTGCATAAAGATGTCAACATGGCTAAACAACAATATTCACAAGACTACTTTGTAGAAATGTGCAAAGCAGTTGCCAACAAGGAAAAGTGGTGATGGAATACGAAAAGCATAACGAAGAGTTTGAAGAGCCCACAGAGAACGAAAAGGAACTCACGGCTTGGATTACTGATCACATTACTCGCTGGCGTGACCATCGTGATGCCAACTACATGGAGGCTTGGCTCGAATACGAGCGTATCTTTCGTGGAGTATGGGATCCAAACGATCGCACTCGTGATTCGGAACGCTCTCGCATCATCAGTCCAGCCACCCAACAGGCGGTAGAGACTCGTCACGCTGAGATTGTCGAGGCTATCTTCGGTAACGGAGACTTCTTTGACATCGAAGACGATATTCGTGATGTTGATGGTTCTCCTTTGGACATTGAAGCCCTGCGTAAGCAGTTGATGGAGGACTTCAAAAAGGACAAGATCAAGAAGTCTGTCGATCATATCGAATTGATGGCAGAAATCTACGGCACCGGCATCGGTGAAATCGTGGTCAAGTCCGAGATGGAATACATTCCGTCTACTCAAGCCATTCCCGGCGTGACGGATGCGGCTGCTATTGGTGTTCAAGAGACTGAGCGAGTGGCTGTTAAGCTCAAGCCGGTCAATCCCAAGAACTTCCTGATCGATCCGAACGCTGAAAGCATCGAAGATGCCCTTGGCGTGGCTATTGAAAAGTATGTCTCGGTACACAAGATCGTTGAAGGTATCGAAAACGGTATCTACAAGAAGGTAGACATCACCACCGAGTACCAAGATCAGGAGCTTGAGCCTACTCAAGACCCGAAACAGTTCCAAGACGACAAGGTAAAGCTGGTCACCTACTACGGTTTGGTGCCTCGTGAACTGTTGTCTGAGAACGAAGACGAAGAATACGAAGAGATTTTCCCTGAAAACTCTGTCGGTGACAAGTATTGTAACCTAGTTGAAGCCATTGTCGTGATTGCCAACGACAGTATGCTGCTCAAAGCCGAAGAAAATCCTTACATGATGAAGGATCGGCCTGTTGTAGCCTACCAAGATGACACCGTTCCTGGTCGTTTCTGGGGTCGTGGCACGGTTGAGAAGGCTTACAACATGCAGAAGGCCATTGACGGGCAATTACGCGCCCATATGGACTCTCTGGCCCTTACAACGGCACCCATGATCGCAATGGACGCTACGCGCCTGCCTCGTGGAGCCAAGTTTGAGGTTAAACCCGGAAAGGCTATCCTCACCAACGGTAATCCTGGCGAGATTCTGTTCCCGTTCAAGTTCGGTCAAACCGACGGCAATGCCATGAATGCGGCTCAGAACTTTGAGCGTATGCTGTTGCAGGCCACCGGAACCGTTGACAGCGCAGGAATGCCCTCCAATGTGCCCCGTGACGCTGGTGCAGGTGGCATGAGCATGGCGATGGCTGGAATCATCAAGAAGTACAAGCGAACGCTTACTAACTTCCAAGAAGATTTTATGATTCCGTTCATCAACAAGGCTGCTTTCCGTTTCATGCAGTTTGATCCTGACCGTTATCCGACGGTGGACATGACTTTTGTTCCGACTGCTTCGCTTGGTATCCTTGCCCGTGAGTTTGAACAGCAGCAAATGGTTGCCTTGTTACAGACTTTAGGCCCGGATACACCTGTTCTGCCTCTGATTCTGCGTGGAATCCTTCAAAACAGCAGTCTGAGCAACCGTGGTGACCTTCTGGCGGCTCTGGAGCAGATGTCTCAGCCCAATCCGCAGGCTCAAGAGGCTGCAATGCAGCAGCAACAGGCTCAGATGGCTCTGGTGCAGGCTCAGTTGCAGGAATCCCAGGCTAAGGCAGCACGAGAGCAGGCAGAAGCTCAGAAAGCTGCTGCTGAGGCTCAAGTCACGCCGCAGATCGCTCAAGCCAAGCTCATTGCTGCCCTGTCTAACAACCTTAACGAGAATGACGAATCTGCTGACTTTGCCCGTCGGGTGAAATTGGCTGAATTGGCTATCAAAGAGAAGGACATTGACAGCAATGAACGCATTGCTTTTGCACAAATGACAAGAAAACAGTAAAAAGTACTTGACAAAAGTGTAAAAGTTTGGTATAATATACTATTATGAACTCTAAAGGATTCCTTAATGGAGCAACCCTTACAGAAATATTACGAAGATCAGTTTAGCCTCTTCATCCAACCTGGATGGACTGACTTAGTAGAAGACTTGCAACGATTAAAAGATAGCATCAACGATTTATCACTGGTAACGGACACACAAGACCTTTATTTCCGGAAAGGCCAGTTGGACATTCTTGAACTAATCTTACGACGCAAGCAAACCTGCGAAGAAGTCTACAAGCAGTTGGAGGAAGAACAATGAAACGAATGTTTGAATTCGTCTGTGAAAACGGACACTCGTTTGATAAACTGGTTGACGACAATATCCGTAGCATGAAGTGTCCTTATTGTGACACCGAAGCTACTCGCGTTGTTTCTGCTCCTCGCGTGAACCTAGAAGGCATTACCGGGGCTTTCCCTGGTGCTTACAGCCGATGGGAGCGTGTGAGGGCGGAGAAACAACAACAAGAACGCAAGAAGGCCGCCTCTCACGGCGAATAACCTGATTGCATTAGATTATCCTAGAACCCATGTGGGCAGGAAAGGTTAGGTATGGCTCTTATTGAAAATGAAGAACTGTCTCAGAAAAGTGAATTAGAGGCTGTAGAAGAACAACAGCAGGCTCAAGCAGCCGCTGCACCAGAAGCTCCAAAGATTCCCGATAAATACAAGGGCAAGAGTCTTGAGGAGATTGTAACGATGCACCAGGAGGCTGAAAAGCTGATTGGTCGTCAGGCACAAGAGGTTGGTGAAGTTCGACGGTTAGCTGATGAGCTACTGAAGCAACAACTCTCTCAGAAGAAAGAGAAGCCCCCAGAAGTAGAAAACGAACTAGACTTTTTTGAAGATCCTCAATCAGCAGTCCAAAAGGCTGTTGCAAGTCACCCTGATGTTCTTGCTGCAAAGCAAGCTGCCATGCAGATGCGTCAGTTACAAACTCAAGCGGCTCTAGCTAAAAAGCACCCGGATTTTGCAAATGTAGTGCAAGATCCTGAGTTTGCAACGTGGGTGAAAGCCTCTCCGATGCGCGTTAACATGTATGCACTGGCTGATGCACAGTACGACTTTAACGCTGCTGACGAATTGATTTCCACATTCAAGGCTATCAAAGGTGTGCGTACCAATGAAGCGGTTACGGCTGCTCAGGAAGTTCGCAAGACCGACATGAAAGCCGCTGCTGTGGATGTTGGAGGAACCGGGGAATCTTCTAAGAAAGTCTATCGCCGTGCCGACCTTATCCGGTTACGCATGACAGACCCTGCGCGATACGAAGCCTTACAACCTGAAATCATGGCTGCGTACGCTGAAGGCAGGGTTAAATAATAACTTTGTTTTAGGAGAATAAAATGCCTTTAGGTACCAATAACGTTACCGTTACCACCGCTGCTACCTTCATTCCGGAGGTATGGAGTGATGAGATCGTTGCTGCTTACAAGAAGTCTCTTGTTGCTGCCAATCTGATCAAGAAGATGAACTTCAAGGGCAAGAAGGGTGACACCGTTCACATTCCCGCCCCCACCCGTGGTGATGCCTCGGCCAAGACCGCTGGCAACCAAGTGACCCTGATCGCCGCTACCGAAGGCGAGAAGACCGTTGCTATTGACCAACACTGGGAATACTCGCGTCTGATCGAAGACATCGTGGAAGCCCAAGCCCTGTCGTCGCTGCGTCAGTTCTACACGGACGATGCTGGCTACGCTCTGGCTCGTAAGGTTGACAGCACCCTGATCCAACTTGGCCGTAAGGTTCAAGGCGGTGGCGGTACTTCGGCTTACAGCGGTGCTTTCTCTGGCGCTGACGGCACGACGGCTTATGTGGCTGCTACGAACACGGGTTCTGGCGCTCTGACCGATGCTGCTATCCGTCGTTCTATCCAGCGTCTTGACGACCAGGATGTTCCGATGGACGGTCGTTTCCTGATCGTTCCCCCGTCTACCCGTAACACCCTGATGGGTATCAACCGCTTTACCGAGCAAGCTTTCGTGGGCGAGGCTGGCAATGCCAACACGATCCGCAACGGCGAAATCGGCAATGTGTACGGTATCCCCGTGTTTGTGTCCACCAACGCTGATACGACTTCTGGCTCTACCGCCACCCGTGTCTGCCTGATGGCTCACAAGGACTTCGCTGTTCTGGTTGAGCAGATGGGTGTTCGTACCCAGACCCAGTACAAGCAAGAGTACCTCGGTACGCTGTTCACGGCTGATGTTCTGTTCGGCTGCGATGAACTGCGCGACGGCGCTGCTGTTGCTCTGGCTGTTCCGGCCTAAGTAAACAACTAGGGAGGACTCCTACGGGGGTCTTCCCTTTTTGTGTTTGGAGAAGAAATGATGAAATTTATGTGCAAGTATTCGGGTTCCGTCTATTCGTTTGAAATGGAACACGACATCAAGGCAATGCTGACGCACCCTGACTATCTTAAAGTAGACGAAGAAGAAGTTAAAGAAGAAGAACCCGCACCGAAGCGTGGCCGTCCTGCTAAGAAAGACGAAGAATGAGACAAGTATCCGTAGGTAACAACCTAACAGCCGCGACAAAGACCACTGTTTACACTGTTCCTACGGGTTATTATGCTCTGTGGAACCTATGTTATGTGGTCAACCACACGGGCAACAATAAGACTATTGATGTGTACTGGTACGATAAAAGTACCACTACCGAGATTAAAGTATTAGACGGATATGTGTTAAGCCCTACAAATTTCTTAAAGTTTGATGGCGGGGCTTATGTTGTATTAGAAGAAGGCGACGAGATCCGCTGTGAGTCAGAAGCGGCTTCTACGATGAGCACGATCAACACCTTTGAAGTCATAAGGAAAGCATAATGTTGGTTCAAACTAATATGGGGCCGCTGCCTTATGAGGCAATTGTTGCTCAAATCAATGCAAGATATGCAGAAGGCAAGACGCCTGATTTAGCAGTAAAGTCTGCTCTTCAATTGGGAATTGATCCCTCAATTATCGCTACTCTTCCTGGTGTTGATGAAAACGCCATGCGTCGTGGAATGGCATTGATTTCTTCTGGTGCCTTTGAAGGGATGGCAACTGGCACACAAGCGGATATTCAAACAGCTGCCCCGGTTGGTTCTGCTCAATACAACGCTCGACTTGCGGCTGGACTGGACGCTTTTGGATTTCCTGCTGAAGAGGTTCGTAGACTGGCTGCCGCTGGTCTTTACGGACCAGGAAAACAATATGATCCTGGAGACATGGGAGCAACTACGATGACACCCCAAGAAGCAGCAGAACTTCGTGAATTAGGCTCTATGGCAGGCGCATATGCTGGTACGCAGCCTGGAGTTATCCCTGTCTCAAACTTAAATCCTATTGACATTGCCTATCTTGCTCAAGGCAGAGGAATGTTTGGCAATGAGTTAATGGGTTATGATCCTACATCACCTATTTCGTGGGCTTTGCAGTCAGGTATTGCTATTCCTGCTACTACTTATTTAGCTCAAGCAGTTGGAAATGCTTTAGGAGTTACTGATGCAGCAACTGTGGCTAATAAAGCAGTAGAGCAAGCAACTCAAGGTGTTTCTACTGATCAAATTATTAATAATCTAGTTGATCTTGGAGTAAATCGTGGAACTGCCGCAGTAGTTGCTGATGCCGCTGTTTCTGGGGCCAGTCCATTCCAGATTGCTCAAGACATTGGTGGAATCACGTTAACTCCCGCGACTCAGGCAGCGACTACGCCTGTAACTTCCGGTGTGTCAACAACTGTTCCTGTAGTGGGATCGACACTTCCTGCAACAGCCGGAGCCGCTGGTCTTTTTGCCGCTGTTCCTGCGATTGCTGCTCCAGTTTTATCTGGAACAAGTACAATTGGAATGACTTCTCCTCAGGTACAGGTGACAGGACAAAATGTACCGTCTACAACGACTGCGGCTGAAGTTGCGCCAAGTATCCTTCCAACAATTACTCCACAAGTTCAAGTAACAGGTCAAACCACCCCAAAAACACAAACAAGTGGAACAACAGAAGCTGTTACTTCAGTTTTGCCTTCTTTAGTAGAACAAGTTCAAGTACAATCTAAAAAAGAAGCGGGACAAAAAGATGAATTTGCTCTTCCTGTTCCTCAAGTTCTTCCTCCTCCGTTTGAAGTACCAATTCCAGAAGTAGTTGTAACTGAAGCAGGAACAACAAAACCTGCTGTTTCTGCTGCTGATTTATTAAAATTAATCGGATTAGTTGGTGCTGGGAAAGCAGGGGCAGGAATGTTAGGCGGTCCTGGAACAGGCATAAACACAATAGGTAGTGTGCCTATTTCAAATGCTATGATTGGAACAACAACCCCGCAGTTTGGAGACGACTATTATGCTGCGGTACAGAGATACTATAATGCCTATATGCCTGAAACGCCACGTAACGTAGCAGGCCCGTTACAACAATGGTACGAAAATAAATACGGAGCTTAAATGGCAACGATCATCACCAAGAACAGTAGCACAGCCTCTTCTGTCCCTGCCGCAGGTTCATTGCAGCAGGGGGAATTGGCTGTCAACGTCACTGACAAAAAACTTTATACCAAAGACAGTGGAGGCACTGTTGTCAAGGTGGTGGGTTCCCTTGGCAATCAAGAGGCCAGCGCAGCAGCAATTACTGGTGGAACTGTTGCTGGAGTTGCTCAGACGGGCGGAACCATCAACAATACCGTTATTGGTGGAACTACGCCTGCTGCGGGTACTTTTACCAATGTAACGGCTACTGTTGGT